ACTACTGAATCGTCAAGTTCTGGGTCGTAAGATGAGTCTTCGACTGGTTCTAATGTTTCTTTATCAAAATAAAATAATTCACGTAGTATCATAATAGTATTTATACCGTTTGGTCAGTTGTTGCTGCATCAGCACCAGCATCACCTGTTGCTGTTTCGGGTGCTTCTGCATCTGCACCAACATCAGGTTGTGTAGTGTCGGCCGCTTCGTCTTCGATGCCACCTAAATCTGCATCAATACCAGCTGAACTTATTCCGGCTCCTCTTAATTCTCCACTAGGGTCACCTGGAGGTGGTGCTAGTGTTTCGTCATTTTCTTCTCTCCACAGTCTTTCGTTTTCTGCAAGCTCTTCATCAGTCATACCTAAGAATCGTTTCATTGCAAAACGATTTGAAATATAAGGTATTTGACTCATTTGTGTATATGTTGGTACTCTTGCATTGTCAATTTCACTTTGTCTGTAACTTGCAAAGTTCTGTGGTGGTTGAAATCTTAAGTCAAACATTGCTGTATCAATGTTTACACCTTTTTCAAGAATATATCGTTTAAATTCTTGATTAAATTCTTCAATTAATAAATTTTGTAGTCTTTCACAATACGTATTAAAGCGTAGCTCTTGAATATATGCTGTTCCTACTCGACCGTCATTGTATTGGCTACTTGCATCATCAGCGCCGGTAGGTAAGTAACTGCTAGGAATTCGTAAACCACGTACGAGCTTATTAGTAAAATATCTAAGGTCATCAATTTCTCCTAAATTAGTACCGCCTGGTAGTGTTTCAACTTTAGATCCACGTCCTTCTGCTGTTTGTGGGAAGAAATAGTCTTCGTTTATACTTAAAGGATTGTAACTACTATCAATTACGTTAGTACCGCCGCCTGTTTGTGATGGTATACGTCTTTGATGTATCTCTGTTTTTACTCTTTCAACAAATTGCATTGCTAAATGACTAGGCATGTTACCTACGTCAACATAAAATACACGTCTTTCAGGTGCTCTTTGCACACGATAGATAATAATAGCATCTTCAAGTAATTCTTTTTGCTTATAAACTTTGAATACAGTTTCTAATAATGAATTACCAAAAGGATAATTCATATCTAAGCCTTCTGAAAGACTTAAATGGACTATATGTTTTGCATCAACGGCTAATTCGTTGTCTGCATTTTGAAAACGTCCGCCTGCAGCATTTTGTGTGTTAACATTTCCAACCATGCCTCTTGCACCGCCAGTTAGATAACCATCTCCGCCACCAGTAACATTACCATTAGTTTGAAAAGGTGTTGTTGCAACCATTTCTTTAAAGTTTAAATTGAAATCTTTAATTACATATTGTTCAGGCTTTTTGCCTTCACTTTCATTAACAATAATTTTTGTTAACTTACCTGGGTCAACATGATATAATTTTTTAGTTTCAGGATCTCTAATAAAAAATGAATCACCCATTTTAAATGTGTTACGTAAAATACGGAACATGCGTGTTTCAAAGTTTTGTAACTTACACCATTGTTGTAAGTATTGCTGTATAATTGTAATTTCTGAGTTTGTTGCTTTTGTTTTATAATCAGTTATAAACGGAGTTCTATTTTGCGTGTTTTGTTGTGTACAAAATTCAGCAAGAATATCAAGTGCCGCGTTTACTTCACTGTCCATATCCATTGTGTTATACTGACCGTATCTTTCAACACGATTTGGACTACCAACATATACATCTGGTAGGTAAGAACTATAATTTGATTTAGCCGGTCCAGCATTCATACTACCACCACGACCACTAAAGGGACTATAACTCCCTTCTGTGTTATTACCAGTCGGTACTGGTGTAAAATATTTTTTCCAACTCATTTATTATCCTTGTTGTAGATCACCGGACAGCCCGCCTACTCTTGTTGCTGTCTTACCTGTATTCAAATTAACTTGTTTCATTTCCTCAAGTAATGCGAGCATAGTTGTATTTAACTGATTTCCGGTATTTCCACCTAAACCTTGGTTACCAACTACATCTGCGGCTGCTACTCCTGTTCCTCCGCCAAAGAAACCTTTGTTATCTTCAGAAAGAGTTTTGTTTAAATCTTTAAAGGTCTCATTTAAACTCTTTACTGCATCATTATACTTGAAAACGCCGTCATTGTCAAGCTCATTTAATGAAGAAATAGTGGTTTTGAACCCATCAATTTGTCCAATTGCGTCCATATTCGTTTTTAAATTCATTAAATCTTTATTTAGATCTGCATATGATGTTGATGCAAGATCATTAAGTGCTGATTGTGCTTGTCCTGGTAGAGCAACACTTGGTGCATTTGAAGTTGCTACTTGTGTAGTAGCTTCTGTACCTGCACTTGCTGTTTCGTCTCCGCCAAATATTGATTTTCCTTCTCCGCCCATCCACTTCGGCAAGTATGACTTAAAGTTAGGCATTTGAAAGTCGAATGTAAAGAAGCCTTTAACAGCATCAAAGACTGATTGGAACATATCTTTTATACTTGGCATTTCCATTCCTTCAAAGTTAAACCAACCTGTAACAGTATTCCATGCATCGGTTGCTATTTTACTAATACTAAATGTTTCATCTTCACCAAATCCAAACCAACCTTTGACAGTTGCCCAAGCATCAGAAGCCAATTTACTAATTGAATATGCTGCTTCGCCTTCACCAAACCCAAACCACCCTGTAACTGTGTTCCACATTTCAGTTGCTGTATCACTAATACTAAATTTAGTATCTAAGAAGTTAAACCAACCAGTAACACTTTCCCACATTTTTGTTCCAACTGCACTTATACTAAATGATTCACCTTCGCCAAACGTAAACCACCCTTTGACTGTTTCCCACATAGTTGTTGCTAAGTCACCGATACTATACACTGTGTCCATAGTAAAGATACTTGTTACTGTGTCCCAGACATCGCTGAACAAGTCTTTCATAAATTGTATACCAAATACTGCTGTAACTGCCGCCGCTATGCCTGCTGGTATAGCAAGTACTGGTGCCGCTATTGCAGCTCCTATTCCTACTAGTCCGCCAATGAATAATGTTCCCCATGGTATATTAAGATCAACGTTTTCCCAAGCTGCAGCAATCGCTTCACCTAACATTTTACCAACGCTAAATTTTTCGCCGTCGTCTTCGGCATTATTGTTAAACAATTTTTTCAACGCTTCGCTGAAACTAACATCTGGATTTGCTATATCTTTTATGAATGTTTTAATGCTTTCAGTTATCTCAATAATTTTAACTTTCATGTTTTCCATTGCTAGGGTAAGTGTACTATTTTTAGATGCCTCTTCAACACCTTTTGCAGCTTCATCACCTGCTACACCAAATATACTTGCTATTTCTGTTAAGCCTGTGCCAACAGCATCAAGTACTCCACTTTCAATAAGTGCTAACTGGAATTTGTCTTTAACTTTTTGTATAGTTTGCTCAAATGTTGCAAATCCTGTAGTAATCTTATCTCGTTCTGCTTGTTCTTTTTCTAATTTTTCTGGGTCAATAGCCTTGTTAGTAAATTCTGTAAGTTTATATAAAGAACTTAATAATTCACCAAGCCCATCTTGTCCCATTAATGCACTTGTACCTGCACCGCCCATGTCATCTCTAAACTTTTCTAAGTCTGGTGCAATACCTTTTAATCTTTCTTGGAACTCTGCAGCTGTAACTCTACCTGCAGCAGAATCTTGTGCAAGTTTTGCAAATTCTGGACTTAATGCAGCCATTGACTCGCCTAACGGAGTTTGAGCAACTCCATCTGCTAGATCTTTAAACGCACCTTCTAGTTCTGGTCCTAACTCAGATGCTTGTGCTAAGTTTGTTGTAAAGTTTTTTCTAGCATCTCCTTCAAGTTTTGATAACATTGCATTAACATTTGCTTCTTGAGCTTGTCTTTGCATTGTGGCTTCCATTTCCTTACGACTCATTCCTGTAAGTTTTGTAAGTTTATCAAGTTGTGTTATATAATTTTGAAGTCCTTGTCTTTCTGCATCTGAACCTGCTTTTTCAAGTCGTCCTCGACGAGCTTGTAATGCCATATATCCTAGAGTGTGTTCATTTAACTCTTCCATAGTAAAACCCATTTCTAAAAAGCCTGCACCACGCATCTCTTTAGAAAGTTTACCCATTCGAGCTGCACCTTCACTAATTGTTCCGCCTAACAATGTTAATGTATTTGAATTACTTGCTACCATATTTGCAAACATATCAAGCGGCATTGCTGCTTCTGCAGCCGATCTACGCAACGTCTCTATATTGTTACCAAAAGCTGCACCCTGAGCAGATAATTGTCTAAATGTATCTGTACCATTTTGAAAATAGCCAGCCATAGAGCCTAATACTCCGCCAACTACTGGAACTGTCTTAACAAATTCTTCAATAGTGTTTGCACCGGTTGTAAACACCATTCCCATGTTTGCAACAGAAGCAATTACATTTGTAAATCCGCCAACTATACTGCCAGCAACTGACTTCATTCTATCGCCAAAGCTACTTACAGCTTCAGTTGTTTCTTTAGTTGCTTTAGTTTCTTTTTTATTGGCTTTAGTGCCTTTGTTTACTGAATCAGTGTATAGTTTTGTTGCTTTTTCTTCAGATTTTTTACTTTTAGAGTCGCTAGATCCGCCACCCATTGCTTTTAGTGTTTTTACTAATTCAGCCAATGTGGCCTCAGAGGCAGGTCCTCCGGCAACGTCAACAATTTTTACTTCATCAGCCATGTTTTTCAGTCCTAGTTATATACGCATATAAATATATTAGATACATATTAATATAATGTATTTATACGGAGAAAAATATGTCAGAAATAAACCAACAAGGATCTAATCCTTTACAGAAGTATTTTCGTCAACCTAAGTTGTATATAACTCTTCCTAGTAAAGGAAAGTTCTACCCCGGCGGGATCTTTGAAAGTACTGAAAGTGGTGAGCTCCCGGTATTTTCAATGACAGCAAAAGACGAGCTTACGTTTAAGACACCAGATGCTTTACTTAACGGTCAAGCAACAGTAGATGTAATACAAAGTTGTATTCCTAATATTAAAAATGCATGGATGATGCCAAGTATTGATCTTGATGCATGTTTAATAGCAATTCGTATGGCAACATACGGTGAAGAAATGGGTATTACAATTAAAAAACCTGTAACAGGCGAAGAAGTTGAAATGAATGTAGACTTACGCACTATTATGGATAATTTTGCAGATGCTGAGTATATCGACACTGTACAAGTAGGAGATATGATTGTACGTCTAAGACCGTTAACATATAAAGAGTTTACAAAAAATGCTCTTAAGACTTTTGAAGAACAAAGAATCTTTAACATTGTAAATGACGATGCTGTTGAAGATGAAGCAAAACTTCAAGCATTTACAAACTCATTTGTAAAACTTACTGAACTAACAGTTGGAATGATATCAACAGGTATTGTCTCAATTCAAATTGGAGATGATGTTGTAGACAATCGTAAACACATCGACGAGTTTATTGCAAACGCTGATAAACAGTTCTTTAATGAAATTACTGAACATCTTAATTCGCAAAAAGAAATGTTTGCTGTTAAGCCAATGACTGTAAACAGTTCACCTGAGGATATCAAAAACGGTGTACCGGCAACTTATGACGTGCCGATTACATTTGATCAATCCAATTTTTTCGCATAAGGATCCTGACCTGGACCGTTCCAGAGATCCTAGCTGAAGTTAAGGTCCTCGAGCAAAATACCAAACAGATGAAACACGACTTGTCTAAGTTATGCTGGTATATGCGAGGAGGCCTTACCTTAGAAGAGGCTTATTGGACTAGTCCTGAAGATAGGGAAGTAATGGGTAAACTTATCGAAGAAAATATTGAAACTACTAAAAAGACTAATTTGCCGTTTTTCTAAACAGCAAGTAACGGTTTAACAACATCTGATAAACCTGCTTTCTTAATTTGATTAGCAAGACCTATAAGTACTGGATTTCCTAATTCATTTGAAATTTTTCTAGGAGCCATTTTTGCTGTCTCGTTGTTGACCCACTGTGCGCCTGCCCATACATAAACATTACCATCACTTGCACGACTAACTTGTCCTGCACCTTTAGCAACTTTAATTTTAGGATTACGTTTTAGTTTTGGCTTAGGAGCAACTCTTTTACTTTTAAATTTATCTTTAATTGTATCAAAGACTCCTTCTTTAACTGCAGGGTCGTTACAGTTACAATGTTTACAATCTGCTGAGCATTCACAATCTGCTCTTTTTACATCAGCACCACAGCACTTGTCAGAACAGTATGCATCTTTATCTTGTTCATTTAAAATTTCTTGTACGTTCATATCATGCTCGCTAATTGTTGTTTTTGTTTATCATTTAAGCCATTAATTTGCTTTGCTAAACTAGCTGGAACTTTAGGCTGTTTAGGTTCTTTAGCAATAACTGATTGCTTACTTGCAACTTTTGGTGCTGTTGTACCAGGTGCTTGTGCATATTTTTGTGCAGACACCATAATATGTTTATCTATATCAGCTTTACTAAGAATGTCTTGATCAAATGCTTGTAAATGTAATGTAGGATACCCTTTGCTTCTAAGAAAACTTGCTAAAACATTACCAGTAACTTGTTTGTAATTTTTTCCAATTTTACCAAGGTAAGTACTAAACGAAGTTTTTAGCTCATTTGCATCATCACCAACTTCAACTCTGCCAGTAAGCTCTGCAGACTTTTGTTTAGCGCCAAAGGCGCCCGCAACTTTTGCACCTATTTTACGTAGACGTTGTTTTCCTGTACTTACAGGTGCTTCGTCAATGTCGCCTTCGTTACGTGGAGGAAGATAATCCCACATATAAGATCCAGCACCCATATAAGAACCACGCTTATAACCTGCCATAATCATAGCATCGTCGGTACTAATACCTTTTTCTTCAGCCCACTTCATAATGTAGTAAGATCGTTGCGAATCAGATACACCAGCAAATTTTGCTATAACGTCAGCATCAGGTGTTGCTTCTTCTTTAATTATTTCAAATATATTCATTCTGAGTTGTTCCTAATAAAGATATAATTTTATTAACTGTATTTATGTTTAGAAAAGAGCTAAAGCTCTTTTATGTTTTCGCTAACGCTCAAACATGTCTATTTTTTGTTAGATAGAAGTGATAGATATGAATTAAAGCATTATTACGAAGTAATAATGTAATTGCTTCATGTAGATTGTTTCAGTCAGACGGAACCTGTTTACGGTTCCATCCAATCTTGGGTGACTTCATGTGAGTCGTCGCAGCCGAGACATTGGAAGTAGGTTATTGCTTATACACAAAGTACAATGGGCTCTGACCTTTCCCAACCTACGTCGACATTATGTACATTATAATATACATTATCAAGGATAATGTAAACTACAGTGTACAATATTCCCTCGCTTCGTTCCTAATGCTAAAGGGTTTTTATGTACTGTGTTTGTGTTTTTCGACTGCCAACATTCAATCTATATCAACTGGTGAGCCCAATTTGTTTGGTGGCTTCCACACTCTGGTGTGTTAATCAATATGTACGTGTGCTTCTATACGAGAGCTTTTTCCACAGCGGTATTACTAATCTGGCCCGCTAACCTTTTGTGTTGGATTGTTTTGCCTTAATATCTTGTTCTAACAATGCCTGCTTTAGTTTGTCAGATCCGCCTACTCTTACATTAATAATACCGTTATAGTAATCATCTGTTTCAAGTACTCGCCTATCAAACTGTTCTCTCGCCTCTATGTAGGACATTTCGCCCCTGCCTTTGCATAGGTATAGTATTTCTCGTGTGAATTTGTCCGGGCCTAATTTTGCAACATCTGCATTTAATCTATCTGAGCTACCCCAGTAGTCACGCCAGTCGCTTTCTTTTGTTCCACGTCTTTTATTCTTTTTGCCTTTTAGCGGTGGTTTTGTAGTTTTAAATTTTGCTAGTTTTTTGCCTACGTATTTTTGCCCGGTAGTAGTGTTTGTTATGAGATATACAAAACCTTCATACTCGTCTGGTATTTTGTCTATTGTTTTGCCTTCATAAGTCCACTGCATGAACTTACTTACCGTAGCCTTAATTTGTGCCTTCGTCGTTTTGGTTCTTTAGTTTTTTATCCAAGTGCATGGTGTGTATTTCGTCCATGCGAATTTTTGCAAGACGTCTAATTTCTCTTAAACAGCGTCTTGCTGACTGGTGCGTTCTAACTGAATTTCTTGACTCAAACTTCTCGTTTTCCTTAAAGTATTCAAGATACATCTTAGTTAGTCGGTCATGTGTGTCGTCTTCAATCATTCTTCATAAACTTCGATATCATTTTCATAACTGGTATAACCGTTTTCTTTTACAACTTTTAATACGTTGCTAACTCTACCAATTAATTCGTCTTTGTGTGAAATTAAAAATACATTCTTATCGCCTTCACGTCCCATCTTTTTAAGAACAGCCAAAGATCCTTCAACTCCTGCTGTATCCATACCACTATCAATAAGCTCGTCAATAAACATTAAATTAATTTTTTGATATAGGCTTTCCCAAACATCACGGAATGCAAAGCTCATGCCTAGTATTAGTCTATTACGTTCACCTCTTGACAAGTTATCAAAATCTAAATCCTGTCCGAGTTGCGTAATTTCTACACTTAGATCGTTTTGGAATACTACTAAATGCGGAAGTCCTAGTTTATCTAAATAATATGTTAACCTATTGTTAAGATATGCAAGATTTTGATCAATAATCTTTTTACGAATAAAACTATCTTTGTTTGTTAATAGTTTCAACAAGAATTCTTGATGGTCTTTAAAATCAGTAAGATCGTTCACAGGCGTCCAATCAATTTTTTGAATTGCTGTGTTACTAAGATCATCAATTTGAGATTGATATGGATCGTCTTCGTCTTTTCTTGATTCCCACGCCTTCTTTAAAGCATTAACATTCTGTCTATGATCATATGCTTCTTTTGCTGTTTCGTAGAACGTTGTAGGCTTTCCGTTAATGTCACCTATTTTATCAAGTGCAGACATAACTTCACTACATTTTGCATTAATTTCCTGTGCATAGGACATAGCATCTTCAAGTTCTTTATTTTTACGCTCTGCAATCTCTGCTTTTTTATCAGCAGGAAGATCCTGACCGCAAGAATGGCATGTACCATCGGCTAAGTCATCTGCATCTTGTTTTGCTTTTTCTACAGCTCTGTCAGCACGTACTAATGCAGGTTCCAGTGTGCTTAATTCTTTTTTAAGAGCCAAAATAGAATTATTATGCTCAGTCCAATTTTGTAATTTTTCGTGACTTTCGAGCTCTTTATCAATATCTAAATGCTCTAATTCGTCGATTCCTTCTTTTAACTTAACAACGTCTGTAGTACGTTTACCAAGCCATGCTTTTTGCTTACTTTGTAAACCACTAATTGTTTCTTCAATTTTTTCGTTAGCAGACTGTATTGCATTAATACGCATTGTTTCTTCTGCAATAGCATCACGTGTTTTTTTAGTTTCGTCTTTAAGATGATCTGCTTTTTCAGATAGTAACGTAATACCTAACAGTTGTTCAATAATAGCACGTTGATCGTTTTGTCGCATTGCTAAGAACGGTTCTGTATACGTATTAAGTGCAACAATATGCTTAAACATATCGTGACTCATATCTAATAAAGCATCAATGTCTTTTTGTGTTTGCCTGCTATCACCTTGTGATTCGTCGATAGCCTCTTGTTCTTGATTATTAATATAGAACTTTAAAACGTTAGGACTACGGCCACGTTCTATCCTGTAGTCAACATTATTTTTTTCAAAGTGTAACGTAACTAACATACCCTTAGAGTTTGTTTTATTAATTAGATTGTTACGTTTAATATTTGTTAACGCTACGCCATACAATGCATAACTTAATGCATTAATAATAGTAGTTTTACCAGTACCATTACGACTACCACTGTCGTCGCCGCCTTGGTCTAAGTTTTCTCCTAGCACTAGGGTAAGTTGTTCTTTATTAAAGTCTACGGCCTGGGTCTGATTACCCACACTCATAAAGTTCTTGACGGTTAAATCTTTAAGTTTTATCATAGCTCGTTATAGATATCCAATAGCGTTTTCTTGTTAAAGTTTTCTGTATCAAGTGCAGAGATTTCTCCAGCAACAATTTGATCTACGCTTTCGAACTGTTGTATATCAAGCTCAGTAGACATTTCTTCGATTTGTTGTTGTGTTATTAAACTAATTTCTCTACATCCGTGTTGATTAATAAATGTTTCTTTTATAAAACTTGCTTCTTCATAACTAATAGGAACATCTATAGTAACCCTTAGATACATTTTACTTTTAATAATATCTGCATCAGGGTCAAGTAATTGACTTAGTTTTACTGTACGATACTTTGGACAATCAGACCAATTAATAAATTCGGGCTCTTTATCGTTCTCTCTGTCTAGTATCATCATTCCTCTATCGTCATCCCATGCATCAGCATAGTTGTGAGGAAAAGCATTACCGATGTAATGTATTTTGCCTTGTTGTTGTCTTTTGTGGAAGTGTCCACTAAACACATATTCTTGATTTTTAAAATGCTCAGGACGTAAATCGCCATGATCAGGCATTTTTACAAGAGCATTCATATAGAAACTTGGCAATTCAAAATGGCCAAACATATACTTTGCATCACACTTTTGTATTTTCTTCCATTCGTCGCCAACAAGCCACGGCACAATAGCAACATCTTCAATTACTGTAAATTCATCGATAAATGTTATACCAGGAATGTGTTTTGCAAAGGCAGTAGAATTAACATTTCTTTTATCTTTGTAATACAAATCGTGATTACCGTCAAAAAAGATAAATTGGTCAAATGCTTTTCCAAGTTTTTCCATGCTACGGATAGTTGAATCCATAGTTGTTAAGTTTAGACTATTTCTATTATGGTGCCAGTCTCCGCAGAAGATACCGGTTTCACATCCGTTTTCTTTTGCAGTTTCTATGTACCAGTCAACAAACGCCTCACAATCATCGTTATGAGTGCGACTGTTGCTTTTTAGTCCAAAATGTATGTCTGTAAAGACAGCAGCTTTTTTAAACAAAATAAAGTCCTTTAATCTTAGTTAATAGTATAACGTAAATGTAGAGAAATGTCAAGCCCCTATTTGGCCTGATTTTTTTCCATTTCTCTTTTTTGCTGTGCTTCCCAGTCGCCTGCGTGTTGTCTTGTATAACTAGGATTCATGTTGTTCATTTCTAAAATATCATCTCTAATATTTTGGTTACGCTTTTCGATATTGATGACACGTACAAATGAATTAGTAACAGCAGCGGTATAGTAAGCAAAAGGATTATTACTTTTAGATTCATCGAATTGTAGTCCTATCTGTGATAATTGTAATATTGCTTGCCCCTTCATTTCATCGTTGTATGTGTATCCTCTTACATTACCTCTAGTAGCATAGCGATCTACAAGTTTCATCCACATGCGAGCAAGTTTTTCTGTAACTTGAGTATGATCTTTAGAAAAGTATCCGTTACTCATGCCGCCAACCCAATGGCTTTTTCCTACCATTTCTAGTTCATCTTTGTCGTTAAACTTGTAATGAACATATGGAGGAAAGTTTAGTTTTACTTTAGTATCAGCAATAGTTTTTGGATTCTTCTTTCGACCTAACTCTTCTGGTATATGGTCAAAAGTCATAATTCTAAAAATCAGCTCATATTTGGTAATTTTTCTATAGTCGACTTCAAACTCTGCTTGTTTACACTTTATACCTGCTAACTTAGCGGCATCAAATGCTTCTACTTGCAATCGCTTGGCTTTATTGCGTTTTGCTTCAGCAATAGTTCTAATGTTAATTTTTTCAATAGACGGAAGTATAATGTCGTATTGAGCGTATGAATCATCGGTAAAACTGCTAAATTTTGATTTAGACTTGTGTATTTCTTTTAAAATATCTTTATTGTTTAAGTAATTTACTTTTCTCATAGTTTCTCCAGTTGTTAGTATCTATTATAAACTACTCTGTTAATAAAGTCAACTAAATACTTTATATAGGAGAGTAATATGTCGATTGGCTCACATTTACAAAAAGCCGGATCAAGTTTTGTTAAAGACTTATCCAAAACAGGAAACTCGCTCGTTGACGCTGGCAAAGGCGCTCTCGAGGATATTGCCGATTCAACGGGTCTTGGAAAGTTATTACGTAAAGGACCTAGTAGTGATCCATTAAAAGCTGAGTTTGCAACAGCGAGTATTAAAGAAGATGAAGGCAACGATTGGCGTGTCAAATTAAGTATTCCGTCGATCATAGATAGTGATGCTTTTGCTCCTTTAAAGAAAACTGGAGGCTTATGTTTTCCTTATACTCCTACAATACTAATGAGTCATAGTGCAAACTATAATGCATTGCAGCCTATACATACTAATTATCCGTTTTATAACTATCAAGCATCACAAGTGGACGACATGGTTATTACAGGTGACTTTTTTGTACAAAATGCACAAGAAGCACGTTACTGGTGTGCCGCTGTACATTATCTAAGAACTGTAACTAAAATGTTTTATGGTGCAGGAGATAATGCAGGTAATCCGCCACCTATTGTTAAACTAAATGGTTACGGTGATTTTGTGTTTAACAATGTTTCATGTATTATTAAAAACTTTACAGTTGATATGCCTGCTGATGTTGATTACTTAAAAACAGATTTTCCAGAAGGTAACGAAACTTATTCTTTTGTACCAACACAAAGTCAGGTAGCAATTACATTATCACCAATTTACTCACGTAGTAAAACACAACAATTTAGTATGAAGTCATTTATTAATGGCGGATATATTGGAAACGATAGCGGGTACATTTAATGGCAACTTACACAACAAGCAGTCCTTGGCACAATACTAAAATTGAAGGCGAGGAATATCTAGGAATTTTAAAAATCAGACCTGTTCCAAAAGAGTCTGATGATGTATTATATACTATACAACCACAATATACACATAGGCCAGATCTACTAGCATATGATGTATATGGAGACAGTAAACTATGGTGGGTATTTGCACAACGTAATATGGATGTAATTAAAGATCCAATTTATGATATGATTGCAGGCACAGAAATATATCTTCCGCAGGATTCTAAATTAAAACGACTTTTAGGAGTATAACTTGGCTGACAATGGCGGAAACATAGAAGTTAGCAGTGGAACACCTCCCGCAGAGGAAAAGACAGAAAAGCCAACTCAAGAAAGTAACGAAAGCGGTAACCAATCTGCTGAAGACTTTTTTAAAACTTTACTTGGCGATTTGCCATTACCGAATACACTAGAAAAATTTGCTAGTTCAAATACTATTATTACATTATCAGCACTTAGTCCGTTTGAAGTTAATAATCCAGATGCAACTTATAGGCTTACTGGTTCAGGCGCTTCAATTGTTTTACAATCTGGTGGTGGTGCTGGAGCAAAGAAAGCCTTAACAGCATACGAAAGTGCAAACAAACAATTAGAATACTTTATTGATAATGTTGAAATAAAAACAATCATTATGCCTACATCACGAACACGAACTACTAATGCTACTTCGATATCATTTGAAGTAACTGAACCGTATAGTATGGGGTTATTTTATCAAACATTACAGAAAGCAGTTAAAGACGCTAACGGTGATGATTCTGCATACAACAGAGCTCCTTTTTTATTAAGTATTAGATTTGTAGGATACAGCGACGATGGCAAAGTTATTCCTACAAACGAAGTAAGACATTTTCCAATTAAACTAATTAACTCGTCACTAACAGTTGATCAAGGCGGTAGTCACTATGCTGTTAGAGCTGTGGCTTGGAACGAAACCGCACTAACAGATGAAATACAAACAGTTAAAACAGATACAGTTCTAACAGGTGATAACATGTTAACACTACTACAAACAGGTGCTCAAGGTTTGTCAACAGTGCTTAATGAAAGACTTCTAGATCAAGAAGATAAAAAACAAATTAAATCACCAGATCAGTATGTATTCTTATTTCCAAAAGAACTTGCTTCATTAGCTCAGTTAACATCTGAAGCTGGAGCACCGGTAACTGAAGATGAATATATGCAACGACTATATGAAAGTGTTAGTGGCACCGATGATAAGGTACCAGAAAACTTTTCAGAATTTAGGAGTAAAATTTTAGCATTAACCGCTGGTAAAAAACAAACAGCAACTGAAGAAGCAGTTAAGAAACAAGCAGATTCTATTGACAATGCTAACAAAATTGGCACATCAAAAATAACAGGAAGTTTTATTGATCAAGGTGATGTTCCTTTTGGACTGTCTAAGTTTACATATGACAAAGACAAAAAAGTATATAGAAGCGACAAGTTATCAATTAGTAACGACTTTAAAACATTTACGTTTGCTAAAGGTACATCGATTGAAAGAATAATAGAAGAACTGATATTAGTAAGTGATTACGGAAAAGCAATAGCAGAATTTGCTAAAGAAGGATCAGATGGTGAAATACCTTGGTTTAGAATTGATACACAAGTTTTCTTAAACGAAGATAAAGAAGCAGCAACAGCAACTGGCGAACATCCTAAACTTTATGTTTATAGAATATATCCTTATTTTGTAGATGCATCGATTTTTAAAGCACCTAATGCACCAGCAACAGGGATTAAAGCAAGAAGTAAAAGAGCTGTTAAAGAATACAACTACATCTATACTGGCCTAAATAAAGATATATTAAATTTTGAAATTAAACTTGACAATGCTTACTATAAATCAATATCAGCAGATATTGCAGAAGGGTCAGCTGCTGAAAAATTAAATGCTGTGGATTCCGCAAAACCAAACGAATCTGTAAAAGTTAAAACAGCAGACGGTGTAGCCGGAGTAAAAAGCGATAGTGGGTCGTCACAGTCGTTACAATCAGATGCTAAAGATAGCGGATATTCAGGTGGTGGTAGAGGAACAAATACTACAGCAGTTAGAATTGCAAGAGACTTTCACGAAGCACTAGTAAATTCAGATGTAGACTTACTAACCATTGAATTAGAAATAATGGGAGATCCGTTCTTTATGGCAGACAGCGGACAAGGCAATTATTCTGCATTACCGAATCCATTATTTAAAAAATCTCTTACTATTGATAATACGCCGTCACATGAACAAAACGAAGTTTTGATGAATTTAAATTTTAGAACACCAATTGATTACAAAGACGATGGCGGCATGGAATTTCCTGGAGATACACAACCAGTAAAAGCATTTAGTGGTCTATACAGAATACTACAAGTAGAAAACTCCATTGCATCAGGCCAGTTTAAACAAAACCTAAGAGCTATTAGAGTGCTTAATCAAGAAAGCGACACTAATGAATCAGTAGCACCAAATACTGAAACAGTTATTAAAGAGGGTGATGCTAGTACTTCGCAAAATAGCGAAGGCTCAGGTTACATAGGGGCTAGATAATATGGCACAAGAAAGAAGATCAGTATTACCTAAGGCACCTATTAATCCAGGTCCTTATGAAGCGATTGTTGTAAGTCATCTTGATACTAAATTTATGGGGTCATTACAAGTTGAATTATTAAAAAATTCTTCTTCTGGTAACCAGCCAGAGCGTACAGGACAAGTTGTTACAGTTTCGTATATGTCACCTTTTTATAATAGTACTCCTCTTAACGGAAATAATAAAAACGATACATATCAAAACACACAGCAAGTATCTGGTTTTTGGGCTGTACCGCCCGATGTTGGTACTAAAGTTATAGTAATATTTGTTGAAGGCAATATCAGTAACGGCTACTGGATAGGTTGCGTACAAGACATGTATATGAACTTTACACTTCCTGAATCTAGACCAGGATCAAAGTTTAACAACGAAGACACTACTCAAAAACTTCCAGTTGGCGAATTTAATAAAGCCGTTCCTGGCGTAGTTTCAGGTAATGTTCCTAGTACATATTTAAAGCCTGTTAATAAAGACTTTGAAATAACCCTCGGTGCTCAAGGATTAC